CAGCATCACATTCAACGGGATCAACATTCCGACACAAGATGTCATCCAATTCCTCGCACCCGTTCAAGGATTCCTCTGGACAGGTCGCCGAGTCCTAGAGACCGCCATCAAACTTGATCGCTCTGCTGAACGCTTCGCCTCAAATGAGATCGTCGCTGGATACTTACAGCAGACCGACAGCTCTGAACCTCTTGACGCTGAATCACTTGGTGAGCTCGCTGCAGCATGGTCAAACGCTCGACGCGTGAACGCTGTCGGCGCATTGAACTCGGCTGTCAAGTACGAACAATTCGACACAGACCCGAGCAAACTCCAGCTCGTAGAAGCTCGGAACTTTAGCGCACTTGAACTGTCTCGAGCGATCGGAGTGCCGGCGTACCTTCTCGGAATCGGCATCTCTGGCTACAATTATTCCAACGCGACACAGGCCAAGCAAGATCTCTATCTGCTCGGCGCGAAGCTCTACATGGACTGTATTCAGGAGACCCTCAGCGGAACAGACATCCTGCCTCGTAATAGGTTCGTGGAATTTGACACCGAAGATCTGATAGAAGATGTCGCAATGAACCGCACAGAGATAGACATTGAAGAACCTGCCTCCATGCGGACACCTCAGGAGATGCCCTCATGATTCGACTTACCGCTCAACAGATCACACTTGACGCTTCCGCCGATGGCGAACCATCACGCCAGATCACAGGGCTCGCCGTTCCTTGGAATGTCAAAGCGACTCTCTCCGGTGGAGAATCGGTCGTATTCCTTGAAGGCTCACTGCCCGAAGATGGCCCGATGCCGAAGCTCCTGGAATACCACGACGAGACACGCGTCATCGGACGCGTCACCGAGCGAGTATCAACCGCCGAGGGAATGATGTTCGTCGCCAAGTTAAGCGCAACTCGTGCAGCTGACGACGCTCTCGCACTGCTCGCCGATGGCGCTCTAGATTCCGTCAGTGTTGGCGCAGTGCCGACCAAGTTCAAGCGCCTCGCAGACGGGACTTTAGAAGTCTCTGAGGCTAAGTTTGTCGAGCTCTCGGTCGTCACGACACCGGCATACGCCGACGCTCAGGTCTACTCAGTCGCTGCCTCTTCACCCGAAGAGGAAGCACCCGACGAAGAAGAAGAAACACCAACCCCAACCCAACCATCCGAGGAGGATGAAATGTCAGAAGCAATCGAAGCAGCAGTACCCACTGCTCCCATCCAGTACGCAGCACCGAAGCGCGAGTTCAAGCTTCCCACTATTGCGGAATACATGATCAAGTTCGCTGCAGGCGGATCCGAGTTCGCTGAGTTCAACCAGCGCATCGTTGCAGCAGCTCCAAATGTGACCTCAACCGACACACCCGGCATCTTGCCAGTGCCGATCATCTCGCCAATTTACAACTCGTTTGTACCCAATTATCGTCCACTAATCACCGCTATGGGCGTTCGCCAGATGCCAGCATCGGGCAAGGTGTTCATCCGTCCGAAGGTCACCACGCACACGACCATCGGTGCATCCAACGGCGAACTCGTCGCACTTGATCAAGGCACTTTTGTCGTGGACGACATCCAGATCACGAAGGCCCTCTACGGCGGATATGTAAACCTGTCCGAAGAATCAATGGACTTTACCTCGCCCGAGGTTCTCGGTGCATTGATTGACGACATGGCACGCATCTACGCGAACGCCACCGATGTCGCAGCTTGTGCAACATTTGAAGCAGGAGTCACCCAGACCGAAGCATTGACCTCAGGATCAACACCTGCCGACTGGGTAGCGTTCATCTACAACTCAGCAGAGCAGATCTTGACCAACTCGAACGGCAACCTGCCGAATGTGCTCGTGATGTCACCTGCGTATTACGCGTCGCTCGGCGCACTTGTGGACGATGCTGGTCGTCCGTTGTTCCCGAATGTCGGCCCACAGAACGCAGTCGGCACCGGCGCATCGGCCTCAACCTTTAACGGCAACGCTTTCGGCCTGTCGCTCGTGGTTGACCGCAACTTGGTCGCTGCAGGCGGAAAGAACCTATATGTCGGTGACAGCACTGGTTTCGAATGCTGGGAACAACAGCGCGGAGCTGTCAGTGTTGAACTTGCAGACGGCGCACTCGGTCGAGTTATCAAGTTCCGAGGCTACTTCTCGTCTGTCATGATTGACGCGACGAAGTTCGTCAAGCGAGCCTGAACCGACTAGACGAGTAGAGGGAACGAACGATGGCAACATTTACAGTCACGCATCAGATGGTGCTTGACAATGTTGCCGTCGTTCAGACTCTCGAATCAACCGACATAGCGATCGGTCAGACGATCACACTGTCAGGATGTGCAGCACAGCTCAACGGCAGTCATGTCGTCTTCGCTGTACCGACCTACCTGTTCCTCGGCATTGACGAAGAAGGCGACTACCTTTTTGATCCCGATGTCATCATCCCGAACCAGCTGCTCTTCCAAGATGTCGGCGACGACCTCCCTCGAGAAGCAGTCACTCCAGTCGGCTCGCTCGTCTGGACTCAGACCTGCACATGGATCACAGTAAGCGATCTCACCGAGTTCCTCGGCATTAGCGGAGCAACCGCCAACGACACAGCTTTCATGACCTCATCAGTTAACGCTTCAAATGCCTGGTCGTTTAAACGCAGAGTTCAGGCTGGCTATCACGACAGTCTTACAACCGTCCCTGATGCTGCAGTAAAAGCAGGAGTCGTGCTCATGGCTGCATCGTTGTACCGTGAGCGCGGAAGTTTGGACTCCTTCAACAGTTTCCAAGACATGAACATCTCCGCACCTGTCGCTTCAATGGGTCGAATCAACCAGTTACTCGGCATCAAGAGATCGCAAGTGGCATGAGATGGCAGGCATCTTCACAGACACGATCAACGCTGTCTCAGCGACGATCACAGCTCTCGGCCTTGTGCCGGTCACTGACCCTCGGAACGCTCGACCGCTTACTGTATTCATTGAGCTTCCTACTTTCAGTGCGTTCAATAACCAAACGGCGGACATCACGATCGATCTCCGAGTGTTGGGCGCGCCACCCGGCAACCAAGACACTACGGACTACATACTCGGAGTCGTTGATCAGCTCATGAACTCCTCTCTTGCAGTTGTATCTGGCAGACCTACGATCGCACAGATCGGTTCTGCCGAGTTACCTGCTTATGACCTCACAATAAGAATCGGCACTAGCCGCGTATAAAGGACAACACAATGGCCACAGTCACTTACCTATCCAATCCGACAGTCAATGTCACCAGCCCGTCAGCAATGGCACTCACCGATCACTGCTCGGCAGCGACCTTGACGCTCACAGCCGAAGCACTTGAGAACACGGCCTTTGGTCAAACCTCACGAACCTTCACAGCTGGGCTTTACAGCAATGAGCTCACGCTCACACTGTTCCAGAGTTACGGCGCGACCGAAGTTGAAACCATGCTGAACTCAATGTTCGGCGTGATCTCAACGATCGTCGTCAGCCCCTCGGGCACAACCGAGTCAGCCTCGAATCCTGAGTACACCTTGACAGGCTGTTACTTGGAGACCGTGACCCCGATCTCGGCAACAGTCGGAGAGCTGTCAGTAGTCGAGGCCACCTTCAAGGGCGGAACCTTTGCCCGTGATGTCACCTGATCAATAAGTAATCCGAACCCCGACTAGGAGAACCCATGAAACTCACACTCAGTGTCAGACTCGCCGATGGCGAGACCTACCAAGTAACGACGAACCTTTTCGTCATTATCTCGTGGGAGCGTAAGTTCAAGCGACGAGCATCAGATCTGTCAAGTGGGATCGGGATGGAAGATCTAGCCTTCATGGCCTATGAGGCCAGTAAGCAGCAAGGTCATCCAGTGCCGATCTCCTTTGATGAGTTCGTCAAGAAACTAGAAGATCTAGAAGTCGTGGAGACTGCATCGCCAGTCCCTACCAAGGAGGCTTCCGGCGACAACTAGCAGCTCTGCTAGTTGAGACTGGATTCTGGCCTCCGACTATTACATTCGAGACAGATGATCTAGCGACTTGCGTCCAGATCATCAATGAACAAAGACGGAAGAACTAATGGCTGCAGATGTGAGACTTGATACTTACGGTCTGCAGGACGCTCTGAAGAAGATGCAGAAACTGAACCCTGCAATGCGTCGGACATTGTTGAAGGACACGAAAGCAGCAGCGAAGCCTCTCGTGGATGCGATTAATGCTCGAGTTCCACAGTCGCCACCTTTGAGCGGCATGGCTCACAGAGGTCGCACAGGTTGGGCTGGAGTGAAGAAGGTGCAAATCTCCTTGAACACTCGCAAGCCGAAAACTGGATCTATTACTGCAGGAGCTGAACAGATCGCAGTCGTTCGAGTCGTCACAAAAGGCGCACCAGTAGCGATCACTGACATGGCTGGCAAGGCTGGCGGAACGAAGTCGCGCCGTGAGCCTAAATATCGGCGACCCAACTTCGCTAGCGCGCTTGACTCGCGTATCGGGACACCTTCTCGCTATATGTGGAAAGATGTCGAGTCAATGGCTGCAGATGCTGAACGAGCACTTCAGCCGATCATCCAGCAGTTCATGCTTGACGCACAGAAGGAGTTTTAGTAGTGGCTATTAACCTCCCGATTATCTCCGAGTGGAATCCTGCCGGCATTGACAAAGCCATCGCAGACTTCAAAAAACTGGAGACCAAAGGCGAGAAAGCAGCGTTCGCTATCAAGAAGGCTGCAGTCCCAGCAGGGCTCGCTCTTGCAGCTGTCGGCGCTGTCGCTTTTGACGCTGTCAAAGCGTTCGCCGAAGATGACGCTGCAGCCCAAAAACTTGCCACCACTCTGGGCAATGTCACCGGAGCATCGGACTCTCAAGTCAAATCTGTAGAGGACTTCATCTCCAAGACTTCAGTCGCTGCAGCTGTCGCCGACGACGAACTCCGACCAGCTCTCGACTCGCTAGTTCGAGGCACAGGAGACATCACCAAGGCTCAAGATCTTTTGAGTCTCGCACTCAACATAAGCGCGGGCACCGGTAAAGATCTCGGCTCAGTCTCAGATGCACTTTCAAAAGCGTTTAATGGCAACTTTAAATCATTAAAAGCATTAGACCCAGCACTAGCAACACTCATTGAAGACGGAGCAACCACAGACGAAGTCTTCGCAGCTATGGGCAAGACTTTCTCTGGTCAAGCATCCACTGCAGCAAACACGACCCAAGGCAAGATGAAAAACCTCGGGATTCAGATGGGCGAACTCAAGGAGTCCATCGGTGCAGCTGTCGCACCACTCGCCGAGAAACTGATCCCGGAGCTACTCAAGTTCACCACATGGGCATCGAATAACAAAGGACTCATCGTCGCTATCGGTGCAACGATTGCAGTACTAGCTGCAGCGATTATCGCATTGAACGCTGGACTCGCTATCTACAACACAATCCAAGCAGTCACTCTCGCCATTAACACAGCACTCACGACCTCATTTTCCGCTCTATGGGTCGCCACTGGTGCAGTCGTCATCATTGCAATCATCGCAGCACTCGTCGCACTGCAAGTCAAGTTTGACATCTTCGGGAAGGCGATAGACGGAATCAAAAAAGGCTTCCTCATTTGGTGGGATGTGGTCAAGTTCGTCTTCGGCGCAATCAAAGCAGGCTTCGGAGAACTCAAAGATCTCGGAGTCAAAATCTTTGACGGCATCGGCGGAGCGTTCAAAGGCGTAATCAACGCAGTCATCGCAGGTCTAGAAGGCGGACTCAACTTCGCCATCAAAGGCCTCAACATCATCCTCGACGGAATTGACAAAGCTGCCGGGCCTTGGGTGAACTTCGGCGAGATTCCAAATGTGAAACTGCCTCGACTAGCTGAGGGAGGCATCACGACAGGCCCAACAATCGCAATGATCGGCGAAAAAGGACAGGAAGCCATCATCCCATTAGACCGACTCGGCAACATGGGCGGAAACACGATCAACATCACAGTCACTTCGGCAGATCCGAACGCTGTCGTCGCAGCTCTTCAACGCTATGTCCGAATGAGTGGCCCAGTGCCAGTGACCACAAGGCCACTATGAGCAATCAGAACCTCTGGAAGGTCACAGTGGACGGATACAGCCTTGACGGGTTCGTCTATTCGCTGTCATTCTTTAACGGGAAGAAGAGATGGCTGGAGAACTATTCGCCTCAAAGTCTGTCGCTCACTATTGACAACTCGACAGGTCTTGCGTCCGCTTTTTTGCCCGGATCAGAGATCAAGGTGTACAGGGACGGAGTTGGCTCAAACAACAACGCTCGGAGCTTCTTCTACACTGAAAGCGTTTCGTACGATGACGGCTTCCAATACGCATCGGGGGGAGCGACAGCAACGATCACAGCGATAGATCTGTTCGGAGTGTTGTCGCGTGAGCAACTCGTAGAAGAGGATCTGGGCGACCTCAACACGCTTGAGCAACTGTCCCCATACACAGCACTGATCAGCTTTACAAACGACGGGAACAGTGCAGCGTATGGGACTCTCAATTACACCGGCACGATCGGCGCTCGACTCGCCCAAAACATGCAGACCGAACACGGCCTCATGATCAACTATGGCGACACGATCAAACTGTTAGCAAGGTCTCAGGTCGGCGAGAATGTCTCAACATTGTCATTCGGTGGCACTGCATCGGCGACGGTGCTTCCAATGAACGCAGTGTTCAGGTCTGCCCTCGGAGATTCGTTCAACAATGTTGTCACAGTGGACGCTCCAGTCGGATCATCTACAGCGACAAACGCTGCAGGAGTTGCACTCTGGGGAACATGGGCAACAACTACGACACAAGTGGACGGATCGTTTACACAAGTCCAAGGATGCGCCGAATATCTAGCTGCTCTTATGGGCGACGCGTTAAGCGAGAATCAGGTCTACTTTGAGATCCATGTATGGGACTACGCAGTCAACCCTTCGACTCTCACATTGTTCCAGCAGTACAACGACTTCATCAGTCAGAACATAGATGTTGTTTACCGCTTACCCGGCAACCCCTCAGACACGACCTTTAAGTGCGTCATTGAGGGACTGCAGATCAACTCAGATCCCGAGAAGACCGAGTATGTGTTCTACCTCACCCCAGCCGAGCTCTATCGTTCGTTCATTCTTGACGACGCTATTTTCGGTACTCTTGACAACAACAGACTCAGCTACGGCCTAGCAGGGTTTTAAGGAGACAACATGGCTATCCCTACCCTTCCAACATTCTCCGCTGGCGAGATCCTGACTTCGAGTGTGATGAATGATGTCTCAACACTTGGCAACTATCAAGGACTCTTCCACATCAAGACTCAGACGATCGGCAACGCAGTCTCAAGCGTGACTGTTACAGGAGCTTTCTCATCTGACTTTGATCAT